CTGGTTTTCTAATCAGGGATGTGTTAAGAACATCCAAAACTTTATGTTTTGAAGGACTTATCATGAATATTATTCATAAAGACATCGCCTGCAAGAGAATGCGTGCAAGTGGATTAACCGCAAGTGAGACTCACCGTATATTGGATTTAGTCAACAAATGGACCAAAGCCAACGGGGAGGAATGGACAATCAACCGTCTTAAGAAAATGAAAGTTGGGTATATTCACCACCTTTCAGGATCTTCTGATAGGTTGTTCCCGGAGGATTCTTGGATAGCTCAGAAGGGTAACATCCCTAAAGGGCCGTTCGGAAGAATATTTCGAATGAAGAAACCTCAGAAGGCAATAAGCGCTCTGATGGTGTACACTCAGTACATCTTCAATAGAGCCACGCCAAAACAAGTTGAAAAGTTTGTTTCAGCTGTGACTTCCCCAGGTGTCAAAGTAAAGTCGAGGATTACCACGACTGCAAGGCTAGAAGCCTTGTCACTTGGAAAGTTAAATCCTAAGATAGGTTGGAGTGAACCCGAACGCTTCACAGAGAGATCTGTGAGAGTTCCTCTTCTAGTCAATGACTATGATGCCGATCCGACAAAAGCGGATTGGGGGATGACTTCAAACAATTACCTAAAATCAACTCCTATGGGGATGGAGGCACTTCTTGCAAGTGCAGACCACCCATTTGCAGATGATTACATCGACGTACACCAGAGCTCGCTTCCCGACTCTATAACCGGGATTTGGGCGTCTCGTGCTTTCCAACCAAATGATTGGGAAGATGTTGAAGATGTGGTAGGTAAAATTGGCTTTATACAAGAGCCAGGAGGAAAGCTACGAACAGTGGCTAATCCTCTTCCTATCTATCAGGTATTGTTGTCCCGTTTAGGGAATCAAGTGTATAAGAAACTGGAAGAGATTCCAGAGGACTGTACATTTGATCAAGATAAAGCAACAATCGCAGCGCAAGATTACTTAAGATCGGGGGGAAAGGTTATGTCAATAGACCTTTCCTCCGCGACGGATCGTTTTCCTCTAGAGCTTCAGCTTGAACTTTTGAAAGAGTTCGGAGCAGCGCCAGAGGACATACGCCTGTTCGAGATAGTATCAAGAGCCAAATGGCAAATGCCGGATGGCTCCCACATCAAGTGGGAACAGGGACAACCCCTTGGAGTTTTCCCGAGTTTCGGGGTCTTCGCTATAAGCCACCACTGCCTAGCTAGGTCGTGTCAACCAGAATTTTATAGGATTCTTGGTGACGACATCATTATTGACTATGATGCCGGTGTTAAGCTTAGAATGAAGTACAACTCTTTGGGCCTTCCTATCAGTGAGGATAAGTCAATTACTTCAGACAAACTTTGTGAGTTTGCAAGTAGACTTATCACTCCGGACAAGGTATTCTACCAGCCTAAGTGGCGAGAGGTCTCTGACCGATCGTTCATTGAGCTGGCAAGAAACCTTGGTCCGTCA